GGAGGACAACCTCCTTTAGCACAACAGCAAGCTGCTTTGGCAATGAATGCTCTGGGCGGGGGAGTGGGATCTGGAAAAATGGCACCGCCCGATATGCCAGCAGATGTGCAGATGCCAATGTATCATGGGCAACCTGAGTTTTACTATTTTCAAGAACCCAGTCCAGTAAAATATTATCGCAGAGGCACAATACCTAAGCATACAACTAAAGAAGGTTTGGAAACATTGCCCAGCCAAGTTGATGCCAATCAGTTGCGTAACTGGATTAGCGTAATGCGTGCTGGAGAAAAATATGGAGTACCACAACTTTCTCCAGAGCAACTAACTGCCATGTTGTTTAAAGAAGGCAGAACAAATCTAGGGTATAATCAGTTTAATTATCGTGACCCTAAATCACTTGATATTTATCGCAATATTGTAAAAGAAGGTTATGATCCGGCTGCTGCAGGATTTGGATCAGCAATTTATGATGCCCATCAAAAAGCAAAACAATTTGGTGGTGATCCAATGCGCTATTGGTTTGGAACTGGTGTTAGCGAAGATAAACAAACTAGTCCAGAATATGTGCAAGGAATGAAAAACAATATGCAGTATGTTTATCATCCTAAAAATGCAGAGCTGGTTAATGTTGTTAGAGATGCGTACAACAATCCAGTTCCTCCCCCACCAATACCCGTTAGTGATAAAGACCCAACCGATACCCCACCCATAGTAAATGCAATTGCAAATACAGACATGCCACAACCTACAGTAGGTTCTGCCATGTTTAAAAAAGGTGGTAAAGTAAAACCCTTTCGTGACATGAGCAAAGTGCTCATTCAAAAACATCTTGGAAAATAATTAATGGCACGAGCACCAAAACTTCCTATTCAAGCTGGAGCTAACTTAGCATCACTCAATCATGATGAAGATGTTCAGCAAGCTATGGTTAATGAAGATGAAGTAGATACCTACGAAGATGCAATTGGCTTAGATGATAACGAAGACAATTTAGAAAGCGATGTCATCGAGTTAGATGATGGCTCAGTCATTGTTAATTACAAGCCAACTCAAGGCCCGCTCAAAGATCCAGAGTTCTATGCTAACTTAGCAGAAGAGTTTGATGAAGGTGATCTAGATGCACTGGCAATTGAATTTTTAGATTTGATTGATGTGGATCGTGAAGCTCGTAAAGAGCGTGACAAACAATACGAAGACGGTTTACGCCGTACTGGTTTAGGTAAGGACGCACCTGGAGGCGCAACCTTTGATGGTGCCTCCAAAGTCGTTCACCCTGTTATGGCAGAGTCTTGTGTGGACTTTGCTGCATCGGCGGCTCGTGAACTCTTGCCATCGGAAGGCATTGTAAAAGCCTATATCCGTGGCGAAGATAATGATAGCCGTTCTGAGATTGCCGATCGTAAAGCAAACTTTATGAACTGGCAGTTAACTGAGCAGATTCAAGAGTACCGTGATGAGATGGAGCAAATGCTCACTCAGTTACCATTGGGTGGTTCACAGTATTTGAAGTGGCGTTATGACTACGAACAAAAACGCCCAATGACAGAATGGGTTCCAATTGATAACATTCTGCTTCCATACGCAACAACCAACTTCTACACCTCTGCTCGTGTTACTGAAGTTCAAGATATTACCGAAGATATTTTTAAACAACGCATAGATCAAGGTATCTATCGTGATGTAGATCAGATTTATTCTCCAGCAATGGACACCACCGAAGAGACTCGTTCCAAGAAAGCGAACGACAAGATTGAAGGTATTGAACGACCACAGAAAAACGTGGATGGTGTTCGTCGGGTTTACGAAATTACTTGTTTCTTACGTTTAGAAAACGATCCAGAAACCGAAGGTAAACGTGCTCCTTACATCCTAACCATTGATGAGACTACAAGCAATGTATTATCTCTCTATAGGAACTGGGCATATGGCGATGAAAAGATGGAAAAACTCGACTGGTACGTTGAGTTCAAATTTATTCCTTGGCGTGGTGCTTACGCCATTGGATTGCCTCACCTTATTGGTGGCTTGTCTGCTGCTCTTACCGGTGCTTTGCGTGCTCTTATGGACGCTGCGCATATCAACAACAGCCAGACAATGCTTAAACTCAAAGGTGGACGCATTGGAGGACAGTCTGACCGAATTGAGCCAACCCAAGTTATAGAAATTGAAGGCGCTCCTGGCGTTGATGATGTGCGTAAATTGGCAATGCCATTGCCATTTAACCAACCATCGTCTGTTTTAATGCAACTTTTGGGCTGGTTAACTGATGCAGCTAAGGGTGTTGTTACCACAGCTGAAGAAAAAATCGGTGATGTTAACTCCAATTCACCCGTTGGTACCACACAAGCGTTGATTGAACAGGGTGCTAAGGTATTTTCAAGCATTCACGCACGGTTGCACCGCTCACAAGCTAAGTCTTTGGCTATTTTATCCCGTATCAATCATTGGTACTTGGAAGAAATGGACAACAACTCTGGTGAAGAGATTGAAATTCGTGATTTTGCGAACAACAATGACATTCGTCCAGTATCCGATCCCAATATTTTCTCGGAAACACAGCGTCTTGCTCAAGCACAAGCCATTTTACAGTTGGCAAACAGTGCACCACAACTCTATGACTTGCGCCAAGCCCATTTGCGTGTGTTAAAACAGCTTAAAATACCTAATATCCAAGAAATTCTACCAAATCCAACGGGCGTTAAAGAATCTAACCCCGCTTTGGAGAACGTTTCAATGGTTATGGGTCATATGGCTGCCGCTTTCCCCGACCAAGATCATTTAGCACATATCAAAGTGCATTTAATGTTTGCACTTGACCCCAATTACGGTGGTAGCCCAATCATTGGCGCTGCTTTTGCTCCTCATTTACTCGAGCACATCAAGCAACACATGACATTGCACTATTTGCAGTCCATGCGTAACCATGTTGCAGCGGTTTCTGATGGTGAAGACATTCTTAAGCTTAATGAAGAGCGCCCATTGGATCAAACCAGTGAGCAAGTGCTTGGATTAGCATCCCAATTGGTTGCGCAAGACAGTGCAAAAGACTTCCAGTCATTTATGCCTGTGATTCAGAAGTTAGCACAGCAAGTTCAGCAGATGCAACAGCAACAAATGGAGCAAGCAGCTCTTGCTGACCCAACTGCACAAGTATTAATGAAGACTCAGATGGCTGAGACTCAGCGTAAAGCCCAAGAAGCTCAAGCTAAGTTGCAAGCAGATAATCAAGCTCAACAACAAGACTTCCAAATCAAGTTGGCTGAGTTACAAGCTAAAGTTCAAGAGTTACAAACCAAGTACAGCACCCAAACCAACATTGATAACCAACGTAATGCAACCGATATTGCTATGGCAAATATCAACAACTCTGCTAAAGAGCGGATTGCAATGATTACAGCTCAAGCACAGATGAGTCAGCAACAAGTTGCCTTGGATGCTCAGCAAAATATGTCTGCTATGGATGCAATCAATGCAGCTGACCAAGATATTCGTCAGCATGGTTTACAAGTACAACAGCAAGCGTTTGATCAGCAAGCTCAGATGGTTCAACATCAGATTGAAGCCCAGCAAGCCCAGCAACAACACGCTCAAGAGTTACAACAATCAGCAGAACAGCATCAACAACAAATGGCTCAAGCACAACAGCAACAAGCTATGCAACAACCACAACAACCACCCACTGAGGAACAACAATAATGGCAAAAGATGAATTAGGTTTTCGTCAAACCTACAAACAAACTGGTATCCAAAGCTCTGGCGGCGGCCCTGGCGAAACCACCATCGATAAAGGTAATTCTGGCTCACATCGTGACAACAATTGGAAGATTGGCGCTAAGCAAGTTAAGATGGCTAAAGACTCCAAAGTTGGTCCAGATAAGAACCTAAACGAAATTGGCGGCGGCAACTTTTATTAAGATTTGGGGCGGATTTTTCGCCCTTTATGCATAAGTAGTAGTATGAGGGACTTAATTTCAGAATACATTAGCCGCTTGAAAGAAGCGGACAAAGATACAACCGAAGTCCTAGCTTCCGGTTCCAATATCCATAACTTTGATTCCTATCAAAGAGTATTGGGTACTCGGGATGGCTTAAAGCAAGCCATGTCGATCCTAGAAGCCCTCTTAACCGAGGATGATGAACAAGAGTAAGCCGTAACGGCTTTAAGGAGCACTGAACAGTGTTTGATGTAAAACAAAAAGATGAACCAGATTTGCGTTCGGAAGCAGAATGCTTTCCAGATGTGGATCCAGGTGTTGAAGTAGCTGGAGATCGAGTATTGGTGCAACTGCGCCGAGAAAAGACCACCAGTAAAGGCGGAATCATCCTAGTGGATGAAACCAAACAAACCCTACGTTTCAATGAGACTGTAGCCAAGGTAATCCAAATTGGTCCCCTTGCATATAAGTCGCCAGATAACCTAGAGCCTTGGATTGAAGGCCCATGGTGTCAAGTTGGCGATTTGGTAAGGACAATTAAATACGGTGGCGATCGTTTTGTTGTTCAGCCCGATGATGATGGAGCCCCAGTGGTGTTCATTACCATTCAAGCACGTGAAATCATCTCTCGCATTAAGTCGTTTGAGTATGCGCAGAAGATGAGGGCGTTTGTGGACTAATTTTGAAAGAAAATTATGGCAGAAAATGAATTAAAAGATGTTCCCATTAAGGAACAAGAAGATGGCTCTGTCTTAGCCAACATTGAACTTCCAGAAAATCTTGATGTTGAGATTGAAAAAGAA